CACCGATCACATTGGCATTCGGAATGCGATAGTAGGACATACTATGATATGCCTGATAACCAGTGGATTCGGGTGGAATTGCCGAAATGTTTGGTTGGACTAAGTCCACGGGTAGATGCATTAGATTTGCATTATTGAATACCGAAGGAAAAAGAGTTGTCGGATGAGTTCTTTCGGAACGATAAAGTGCTCCGACTGTGATAGAAATCGATGCACCGCTACCGTTTGATGGGCTTCCATTGGCTGCTTTCACGGTGACCACCATGCTGGAGGTGTTGACAAAGCCACAGCCCGTGTTGGTCCAGAATAGATTAGTGATGCTGCCGTTGCTATTAGTGACGACGTTCGCCACCGCCTGATAGTTTCCTTGAATAACGCAGGCAATATTTTCAAAGCCTGTTACAAAGCAAACGTCGGTATTGTTATAGCCAGTTCCTGATACGCCGCTATTTGATAGAGAATGATTCGCAACCGGACAGTCCACGAAACGACACGAGTTGTTTGCATTTGATTCCTGCAACATCAACAAACCCGAGTTTCCGTTTTGGAACAAGTTGAAGGTTGATAGTTGCAATGCGCCCACAGTGGATTTATAAAAATAACATGTGCTGTTGCTGAATGTGATCGGACGATCCACAACAATTGCGCTGGAATTAAATGAACTGATACGACGGCAGTTTAGACTATCAAGTCCTGCTCCGTTATGATTACTTGAATGTAAAATAATGTATTCAGGGTCTGGTCCACCGTTAAACAATTTTGTGAAATCACATGAGGAATTACCCTGAATAACGTTTTGACTTCCGGCAACCACGGCGCAAGTTAGATAAGAGCCGTTGTTGTTACTGCCGCCTGCCCAGAAAGGTTGCTGCTGCCATATGCGGTCGCCAAGCATCATGCTGTAGGCATTGGAAGTATTGAAATCGTAGTTGATATATTCCATGCGTCGAGCAGGAACCGTATAAGTCACAACCGTTCCCGTGTTATCCACGGTGCACCCAGGTGTCTGGATGATTACGTTTGAGGTTGTGTTTGATCCAATTGTCGTGTTGACCGATGTGTTGGTCGTGGTAATAACTGACTGGCCATTCGAAAAATATCTATTGTAATAAACATTAAACTTTAGACATGTTCTTGGTTCTGCATTCCAGTTTGTGTAAAGAGGTGCAGTATTCGAGTTGTTGTTGGAACTTGAGGTGGTAACTAGACCGCCAACCGCAGAATTTTGGGTGGCCTGTGTCGGAATCAGCGAACCGTGATAAAGTGCACCAACATACTTACACGAAGGCCCCGTGGATAGAATGTTGGATATGTTGTTGCTGAGCGATCCATTTGCGGAAATCGTAACCGGAAGTACAATGGGTTCGCCGGTCTGATTTTCCCACAGAATAAAGTTTTCGTTTCCGTCAAATTGAATCAGAATTGAATATTCTTCTCCGGTGGGAAGAACATATGGCTGCGGGAAAATAACTGGGGTGACCGCCGTGCCGTCGTTTGAAACCACGATCTGATCGTATTCCACACGAGCCGTAATGCCATTCAGGTTGATTACTTCATTTTCATTGGGAAGATGATTTGTTGTGCCGACAATGTAAACTGTAATTCCGGGCTTATACAAACCAGAAAAGTTATTATTTGTTGTAGGCTTATTCTTAAAAAACAAATCAATTTTTGGAACATTGATAATGTTTTCAGCATAGAATAACGTTGAATCAACGGTGAAATTTTGCGCTTTATTAAACATGATTTATTTATTACCTTTAGGGAGGGGGTGCTACCCAATCAGCGGCACCCGTCTGTGAAATTGTATATCGACCATTTACGTCTTGTCCTTGGCCGACACCATTTTCTCCGAGAATATCCGGAGTCAACGAAGAATAATTCACGGTATAAGCAGTGGCAATCGATTGATCCTGGAATTTAGCAGTGATCGATTGCGGTTCATTACCGTACGAAGGTGTCCATGATAGTTCCAGATAAAGCTTTCCGTCGATACCAGTAGTTGCTGTTCCCCATTTATCTTGATTCCAATAAATGTCGTGGGTAGTGCTTGGCATCAGACCAGCAAAATTAATATAAACCAAATCAAAAACATTGTTTGGTTCGGTATCGAAGCCACCGGCACCTGCAATGTAACCCACATCGGTAATTCCAACGGGCTTTGCTCCTATGCCAGCCAAACTGTTTGATAACCCATTTTCATTATATTGATTCTGAATCTGAGTCGCAGTCACAAAGGGAATATTACTTCTTCCGGGACTATTATTACCGGGTGCCCTAAGCTGCCAGATACCAAGCTCGATCTGAGCTTCGGAAGCAGAACTTGTATATACTTGCATTCCGCTATAGTAATTTAATCCGGGCTGCCCAGGAGTTGTAAACGATGTGGATCGAGAGTATCCTAGATTTGCAATGAACACATCGATATACACAGATGCAGTTCCCACATACTTTGGACCCGTAGGTGGTGGAGGTGGTGGCGGCGGCCCAGGAGTGTTTGGACCCGGTGTGTTCGGCAAAGGAATTGCCGGTGACGGACACGCAACACTACCCGTAAAGAATGGATAGATTATTGCGCCTTTGTAATTTTTGGCGCCAAGTCCTTTGTAAACCTTGAACAAGTAATTGCTGCCCAATGAAGGATTATGCTGGAACGTGATCTTACCCGCACCCGTGCAAAACTGTCCGATTGAACTTGTTGGTGGATTTACATATGACAAGTTGTTACTAACTGAAATTGGGAAAGTAAATTGATCCGAGAACCAAACACTTAGATCATAATCAGCCGCAAATACAGCCGCATCCGAAATATTATCCAGGTTAGCCGCATTATCCGATGAAGCAATCAAGGTAAGTGTTCCACCCGATTGAATGGGTTGCTGCGAGCGATAAACCAAAACTTTAATCGGATCAACGGCACTTGAGAAGAAGTATACCGAGACGTTGGCCGATACGGCAGATGTTGCCGTGATCTGGAATGTATCGGGATTATCTTTGCCCCATGAACCCGACACAAAACCTGCATGCTGATCAACAAAGAAGAAATCAGTGTTTGAGGTGAAGTTGTTGACCTCGATGATACAGTCGGTATTCGCAACGCCGGTCGCAGTATTCTGACAAATCCAACAAATTGGTTGCTGCGGAGGTGTCACCGGACCTGGATTATTCGCGGGCGGCGGACCAGGAATTGTCCACTGGATACGCAGCGGATATGCATGCATATTATCAATGGTTGCGTGATATTCCGGATTGTATAAATCCGAAACCATGCCGTTCGCATAATCATCAACATAAATTCCGAATTTGAAACGATTTATTGTGTTGCTCAATGAAGAAGGCACAACACGCTGCGTCAAATCTGATTCCAGGGAATTCAGGGATGTGTAGTATTCCAAGGCAGAAATACGATCATCCAGTGTTTTGATACGAGCCATCGTGTAACCGGGTGGTGTACTGGTGGATGGACTCAAAGTAATAATCTGATTGGGCAAACGAGCTAGATCGGTGGATGATGCAACGCTGGTTGTAAATGTCGTGTAGATGTATTGTTGATTAAGCGATACGTTATTTGAAACCGATGGATAATCCGGAATAGCAATATCGCCCAGTTTAATAGCCGAAGGACGAGGATCGGCCAGACCACGCTTGCCTGGATCGACCGAAGGCGTTCCCTTGATCAGATATAGACGCGCATTGTCGGTTAGATATAGACTATCATTTCTTCCGGCAAACTGTTCCAGGGTCGTGACCATGGTTGAACCCGGAAGAGGAAAATGTTTATCGTTTAATGTGCTGGCGGTATTCCCAAATGACAGAGTCGAACTCGGGTTGACCGGTGCCGCGCTTGGAATATTACCGGGAGTACATGTGTTTGCTGCAATCGGACGAAAATCAAATGAATTTAGAAGATCGTACCAATTTCCATAATTATCCTGGAAATTCGGAATTTCCCATGTGTTGATCTGAGCGCCAAGGTTAGCATAAGGCAATGCGTCCACAGCCAACTGAGTGGCAAGATTTGAGGATACATATGACTGCGGCGTGTAGTAACCCGTGCCCGATGTAGTAAAGTAATCGAATCTCACCAACAAATAATTCGTGTTCGAAAGGGTAATACCTGCCTTTGGATTAATCGTAAGCCAACCCAGGTCCAACCAATCAGTTGTCTGATTGATATCAATGGTAAAATTAGTAATCAGGTTGGGTCCGGTCGCATCAACCGATGAATTACCCTGCCAAACGCCGGTCAGACGAGCGATATCCGGGACACCGAGACACCACGGTCCAACATTGTTCCCGGAACTGTTCGCCATATTAATTTTTACATAAGCGGCGCGAACAATCGATTTGTTGACGGGTGCAGTGTTGTTTCTCTTGATATTCACACCCAGAGCAGTCGTAATACCCACGGCGCCGTTTGTGTTGAAACCAAAATTTAGGGTTAGAATTTGTTGATTTGCATCGACGTTTGCGCTCAGACCCGTACGAGTTCCAAAAGGTACCGCCAGGAATTTAGGGAATGTTCTATAGGCCACACCCACTGAATTTGTGATCCCGGCATTTGCTGTCAGGGTCATCGACGTGTTGTTGGTGATCGAAAGAACCTGGGCCAGTGTATTTCCACCAGTGGAATTCGAGGTAAGGAAAACCCAGTCACCAGCCACAAGATTAGATGTGAAACCAGTGGACGTTCCGGTAACCGTAGGAGAAGTTGCCGTAAGGTTTAGCGTGCCGCCGATGGACGCAAAAGAAACAATATTATTTGAAAGAGGAACAACATACAGACTTTCCAAATCCAGGGTCTGAAGGTTACCCACGGCAAAGGGATAGAAATCGGTTGTGCTCGTTGACAAAGATTTGGTAAGAATTCCATTATTTGAAACACTTGTGGTCTGATCAATGGTTCTATATGTATAAGACGTGTTGTTTGAATTTTTGATGGTCGCATCGGCACCGGTACTGAAAACCAAGCAAGAAAGATTTGGCTGGTGCACTATACAAACATTTGCCGTATTCGTTCCCGATGATTCCAGAATGATATCGGCAATACCTTGATAGGTGTTGTTGTAGAAGACAGACTGAGCCGCTGAAATGTTCTTTCCGTTGGCCACAATCGTATTAAACAGATACAGGCGATAGACGGCATTATTTGTCGCGGGTGTTCCTGATTCCAGGATCATTGAACGTACACGCGCATTTGCAATCAGATTGCCCGGTTGAGTGATCGTACCCGACGCAATCGCCGCCGCATTTGTTACATAAGAAACAGGTGTATCATAAAGTTGAACCGTGTCACCCGTTGAATACTGGAAAAGACCGGCCACGTTACGAACACGAATATAGTTTCCATAATTTAAGGATAGCAAATAGTTGTTGGTGACTACCGAGTCCAATCCCTTGTTACAGTCCACCGAGAAATCGCGCACTGTCTGGACCTTTTCACCGTCGATATAGGCAGTACCCGGAGACACAACGATTGAGAACAGATTAGCCGATGATGAGGTGTTCTGCGTGGTTCTTGTGTTGATATTAAAAGGCGCAAGAACGAAGTTACCGGCTTCGTCGTAAGTACGCATTGCCATCGCTTTATCGATGGTGCTGTACTGTGTGTTTGGTAGTTGAAGGAAGGGCTGCCCTTCCGACCATTCAACAAGAGGAAGATATGTATTTGACGTGTTGATTGCGCTAAGCGTAACCAAGCTCAGTGTAGGAATAAGTTTAAGTCGATCTGCACCCGGTGCAGTGTAGTTGTTTGCTCCGATGGCATTATCCAACAGGCTGGGATCACTATCGGATGTTACGACTATTTCTTGTGTTTGAAAAGCAACGCCGATGGCATTTGGATTTTGGTCATACTTGCTGACGATAATCGTTTGAGGATTTACTCTCAGGAAATATCCATTTTGGAAAATCCAACCCTGATTAATGGCGAATGCATAACCATTTCCAGTTGGTGTCACTACGCTGGCCACGGTGGGATTAGCCACATAGTTCTGGGCCTGGATAGAAAGCGAGCTATAACCAGTCGTGTTGTTTACCGAGCGGATAGTTGTATAAGGAACATAGATATACCCATTGCCGCTATTTGTTGGAGTAATCTGAATGACACGACCCGATCCATCAGTCTGAACGGTACCGGTGGCGCTTGATCCAAAGATTTGTTGAATCGTACCGGCCATGGTGCTGCTGGTATCTCGAATTGAAATACCATTTGAAAATGTCCAGTTTGTTGAATTCGAGAAAACATTTGCAAGGTCTACCGAACGCGGCGCAAATGTGATCAACAACTGGTTAATAGAAGCCAGTGTTGTGGTATCGATGTTGACAATTTGTAGATTTGCCCCGGTAGTCGGGTTGATGATATATGTTCCGTTGGTGAATGTTCCCGACGTGACGTTAACGGCCATCTGGGGAATAATGACTGCGAAATCACTATTCGAGAAATTTATACCCGAACCAATAATATTGAAACCAAACAAACCGTTAAATTGATCCGTGACGGTTAGAACTTCACCGGCCGCGAATGTCGTGGTGTTTCCGGATGTACCCGCATTCAAATATTTTAAATAAAGTGTTTTCAGGTTGGGATCAGTGGCCTGGAACCCATCCGATGAATTAATAATTGCGGCGCGGACACCGGTTGTTCCACCCACTGCAAAATAACCAACCAGAGAAGAAGGAACAACGGTGAACCCATCGACCGATACGTCGTTTAATTTAACAAATGGATATGATTCAAGAAAATTAAAATTACAACCCGAGAGAATCGTGCCGCTCTGCATGATATTCGAACCAAACTGTTCGATTTGGTTCTGCAACATGCTCTGAAGAAAATTCAATTCACGAGCTTGAACAGACACAGCCGGTTTGAACAAAACTTGGTAATATTGAGATTCAGGACTATAGTCGTTAAAATACGGAGCTATATTTTCATTTGTTTGAGTGGTCATTAAATTCCTAAATTTATATTTAAACGAATTACATCAGTCTGATTGTTACGGGTAATTGGGATAATATTTTCCACATAAAGAACTTCGGCTGTCCCATAACGTATCTCAGGATAATATTTAGTGTTAATTGCAGCAATTGCACCGGAATTCGCACCAACTAAATTAGCCGATGCGTTGACACGACCAATTTGCTCAGTAACCAACAAAACATTGTTTGAAATAGAATGAACCAAAGCGGTTGCAGTGGCGTTGGCGAGGCTATCACCCTGATAAACAGTTTCCCCTACATTGAATGTTCCAAAGGAATATGTGATGTTGTACTGCCAGTTAGCCACAAAGGTATCGAAGTTTTTACTGATGCCCGATCTTGAAATATTTGAAATTGTTCCGGTAGCACCCGAGAAGTTACCGACCATCATGTCATTCACATTGGCATAAGGATGCACACCAGCCAGCGTAATAGTATTTGTGGCCAGGGTTGCTACGGTCCCGATTAAACGCGCCTGCGGGAAGTATACGACCGCTGAGCTACAAGCAAATGCACCTATCTGACTCATGGATACGGCACTGGTGTTGATCACGGTTGCCACAGTGGACAACTGACTGACCGAACCATTTGAGACATAGATAAAATCACCAACATGAAAATCAGTGGCAAAATTTCCGGAAGAAGTTGTGATAATATTTGATGTTAGGTTCACCGAGCCGATGGTGACATTTGCCGCAACTTCCTGTGGATTGATTTTATACACCGGTTCTGCCACCTGGAATGTACCCGAGGTGTTGGCCAGGGTAAAAATAGTATTCGCAAAAATCGGATCGCGGATAATCGAAAGCTGTCGATATATATTTGTGACAGGAATAGTGTTTGATTCGCTTTGTCTGAATTGAATAGAAAATCCAAGATTCAAGGCCCGCAATTCACTTGCCGGATCAAACCCGTGTCCACCGGGCGGCGGATAGATAGGCCGGACCGAGGCTGTTTGCGTTACGGAAACAATTGGATTGTTATAAACATTGGCCACTGCATAGCGATATCCCAAACCTGTGTTCAGCATTTCCACGGTCTGAACGCTATTTCCCACTGAGTTGATGATAGCACGACCCAGGGCATTTATGGTTTCGGTTCCGCCACCCAGCACGCGCACACTGGGATATATTTCATAAGTATCGTTCACACCGGGTGTGATCGTAAATGCCGAATCTGTAACAATGTAATTTCCAGTGTTTGTCACAAAATAAGAAACAACATTTTTAAACTGGCCAATTCCTGTACCGGATGAAATATACAGGATACATCCTTCATAGAAATTGTTGGTTGAATTCGGAATAGAATTACTTGTTGCGGATAAATTATACAACATGGAATTTCCGTTCACGCGGATGTCAGTGGTCGTGAATGCACCCAGGTAATAGTTTGTATATCCTAGACCGCCCTGGTCAATTGCCATAACGTCGATGGTCCCGGGCTCAGCCATGTCAATAATATCTGTGTTTGGATAAAGCGGGAGATAAGACGTGCTGCCAAAATCAGCCACGGTTGTCGCATCCACCGAATACATGTATTTCCAGCGATATCCATCGGATAGTTTAAACAACGTGTCCGTGTTGGATACGTCGGTAAAAGCAGGCTGAATCGTGGATGGATTGCCCATGTTATTATCCAAACATTTATAAACATGGGTATAGGTGCCTTCGTTAACATTCACGAAGTAATCCGACATGAACAAATCCAAATCATTGTCGTCGTACATCGAGTATACCGTGTTGACTACATAGGGAATGTTTTTGATCATCAACAGTGCATTATCCTGTGTGATGATTTTTCCAAAAATTCCCTTGAAATGTACATCCTGGACTAAGTCTCGAATATCATTATTCGGTGCAGTCGGAAGGATGGACACGTTGGCGAGCGGCTCGTGGTTGCCAACCATTATGTAATAATATGTATTTGACAAATCGTTGATGATTTGTTTCAGCAACGTAGTCTTGAAGTACTCGGTGATGATCGATGCATTTGCCATTTAGCGAATCAAAGAATAAGTTAGAGCGCCTGTGATGTTTCCGGTTCCTGCAAACACAACACCTACCTTGAAGGTACGCGATAGCAGTGCATTTGCCGCGTTGCCGCTTGCGGTCAGACCGGGATGAACCTGGAGCGAAATACTGTTCGCAACCGCCAAGTTTGCTTGCGTGGCTGAGTTTGCAATCAGAACAGCCATACCAGAAACAGGATCAACGTTGTACACATTGATTGTTCCGCTGACTGCACCCGAGTTAGCCGTAACCGAAAGATATGCCACAAGGCCCTTATGACTATAATTTATTTGGTTGGCAGAGTTTGCCGAAGTGTTGGATGTAGTGAAAGTTAGAACATTGGCGCTCGAATCAATATTACCTCGTTCTGCTTCAAATGATCCGGCAGTGTTTAGTAGCTGAGCATTTACAGGAACAGCATGTGTATTCGAATTGTTTATGTAAATCGAATCCGAGAAATGCGGCGCCTTTCTTAAAACATAAGTTCCCTGCACATTGGGCGTACCCACAAAGGTAGATACGTTGGCCTGGAAATAACGCGGCTTCACGCTGAATGTCATGAGCCCAGCGGCATTTGAGGTTGTGTTTGTTGTTGGGTTACCCGAACCACCAGAACCCGTAACACTTCCTACCAGGGTGACCCACGTTGCATTATCGTCTGATCCTAGATAGGTTACAGTTGAACCATTTCCTGAATTTGTAACCTGAACAGAAATTGAATCATATCCGGTTGTTTCAATATTAAAGAGTTGCCCCGTTGCTCCACGATTAAATGTACCTGTACCGAGTGACCCTGCATCTAACTGAGATACAGGAACAGGCGAAGTATTTGAAACTGCCTGAGAATTTGAGAAATGCATCCCGTTGGCAACTTGTGCAGCCACATTGGCTACTTGAATATTCAAATTAGCTGCCTGACCAACAAGATTGGCCGAATTATTATCAATTACAGGGAATGCATTGCTGCCGGAAACAACTGGTACACCGTTCGCCAGGATGGTAAGAACAGGAATTGCGTTTGTGTTTGTTACCTGACTTGAGTTTACCCAGATTTCCGCCATACTATGCGGAGTATGCACACCAGCCGTATTGGTGGTTCGCATGGTCGCCTGCATGGGCGTGTTCGCATTTATGATAATATTATCAGCCATCTAATATCCTTTTTCCTGAAGTATTTATTAGTTAAAAAAGAAGAACCACTGCGAATCTTCTTGATCCAACCATGCATTGTTATCGGGCGGCACAATCGAAATACCTTGATTGACGCCGTCGAGAGTCATGGGTGTATTATTGAAATAATAAAGCGCGCCGAAATACTTCATCCCGGCCACATGCAGCAATTGTTTTAAGAGTGTTTCGTAACGATCTATTGAAAGTGAACTGCGAATTTCATAGGACATGTACTGCCAGTAATCCCCATCAAATAATTTTTTATTGGATGATAGGAAACCGTTTTCATCCTTGTAGAAACCAAGACCAATTCCATAACGACCTAGCTGGGCCAAACCACTACCAACATTGATATCGTCCTTGGTAAAAGTTATGGTTTCATTTGCTTGAAAAACAAACCCAGAATCAAGAATCTGAATTGCCGAGACCGAACCGTTTGATGAAGTCGTATTACTTGCAATTAATGCATTCAGGCCCGACCACATGCTGCCCATGTCGTATTCAGGTGTTGTCCAGTCGATGCCTGTTGCGGTCACGTTTGCCGTTGTACCCGATAGAGAACCAACTATCTGGGAAGATGTATTTGTTGTATTTGCAAAATTAGAATAAAGTTTATATCTTTCGAGCAGCAGTGTGTTGTTGTTTGCAAAAATAATTTTTCCGGTTGAATTTGTTGATGACTGGGTAACGATATCTCCAACTTCGAATGACCCGGTGGCGCCATTGAAATTCAATGTCCATCCACGGCGGGCCAGTGCAGTTACACACGGTTCAAAAGGTCGCATACGCGGCGGGAAGTTATAGTTCGATCCTGGGTTTTCATTTGTTAATGCCGATAGAGAACCCACGTTGATAAAGCTGCTGTTGACAACAACCGTAACATTCGAGCCGCCGTTGGCGCTTGCGTTACTCCATCCCCAATTATTCGGAGCACTGATCAGTGTGTTCCCAATGGCCGTGATTAGTTCGCATGAAACATTCGCAACTTCGATGTTGGTTAGTGCGGTCTGAACATTCACTGTTGAGCCTGCACCTGTAGATACCGAGTTTACCGTGCCGTTTGTTTGTGAAATAGTTGAATAAATGTAATTGTTTGGTAATGTGGTGAAAGTTCCGTTTGTACTATTCAACCCAAGGAATATAGAAACCTGGGTGATGGTAGCCTGAGTACCCGAAAGCAGCCCAGTAACCGTCATGTTGTTCGCAAAGAAAGAATAACAATTCTGTAATATGATTTGTCCGGCTGATCCCTGGATGCTGACCGAGGCGATGACGGCATTTGATCCAGTGCTTGATTGAATAATTTCCCCGTTGGTAAATTGACCCGTGGAATTAGAAACCAGCAAGTACACATTGGCCCATTCACTCACTGCATATCCAGATGCGGTCATGTCGGTGTATGAATTGGCTACATTCAGGTTGGCGCCCACTGCATTTGTTGTTGTATAAAATGCCAGATTGGTCATTGTACCGGATAAAATGGAAATGCTGGCGTTTCCAGATGTAGAATTAACTGAATTTATTGAAAGGACCTGACCTTTACCTGCCTGTGCCCCGTTGGCGAAATAGTTGAAAATAAAGTCACCGACGTTTATGGTTCCGTTGGCATTCAAATAATTTATCTGAGCCCAAGGCTGGACTACATAATCCAGAAATTTAAAATAATAATTTGAACTGTAAGTATTTGGCGCCTGCACGCTATTGACACGCAACGTTGTGTTCGAAAAAAGTTGTTCTGTATCCTGTGTTGTGTAACCCCATCCACCATCCAGCAATGTATAGGTAACTAGACCCAGCGTGGTTTGCAGTGCCGAAATACGACCAATGGCACCCACACCCTTAACACCGGAAATTCTCACTCGGTCACCCACGCTATAACCAAGTGATCCGTCCGTCACGATAACGTCTGACAGTGAGCCAATGACTGTCGGACAGTCTTTGAAATCAACTGTTGGGCTGTCTGTATGAGGTGTAAAATTGATCTTTTCCCCGGTGATAAATGATCCGTTGATAGCCGAGATATAAAGAATTTCATCAAATACGCCGTTGATATTACGACGAATCATACGATCCACAAAGGCAGTTGCTTGGGATTGACTACCAACAATTTGTTGACCCACGAATTTCTTGTTGTCCATATTTGGACGCGGAGATACTTCCAGATACTTCGGAACAACCCATGTACCGGATGAAGGCTGCAATAAATCAGTGCGCGGGAAGTAAACTTCGGCACCTACACCAAACACAAGACGAAATAATAAATCAATTGATTGCGGCGAGCCCTTGGAACGATAGATGTCCAGGGAATGCTTGATCATGGTTCTTACATCGGATGTAGTTTCAAGCTGAATGCCGTGCAAGAATTTCTTTTTAAAATAAATTAAGAAATCGTCGATTGTTTCATCAATGTCATTAAGCTGCGGCCAGCGTCGGGCATACCACAGCGGCTGCTTATATGATTCCAGGAATTGATAGTATTCCTTGACGAATTCAACAAAGACGGGACCGATTTCTTTAAATACTTCTGGAAACTGAGATTCAACTAAGTTTGAAACAGTAAGTTCAACGGCTGGTTCAAGTAAAGTCTTTACATCGGTCAGGGTAACGGTCATTGCGTACTAGACCCTTATCGGCTTGACCGTCAGATTAATTTGATCCGGTTCGATGGTTAGGATGGTGCTGGGGGGAATGGCAATATCCTTGCTTCTGGTTTTTGCAAAGATTTTAATATGATTTCCAAAAAAACTATTGATATACAAATTGCTGAATTGTAGGACACCCGTATCGTAATCGATTGTTCCGACCGTCAGAATGTATTGAAGCGCACCCGATGATTTAACATATTTTAGATTTCCGTTGCCGTCGTCTTCGATATAAACAACATCGGTACCATACAGGAATGTATCCGACGAGATTGTATGGTTATCCTGATCGGGATGTGCTCCGTCCGGGTCCGTATAAGGTTTGAACAGTTGCACACCAAAATCAACGGTTAGTTGTTGATTGGTCAGCGTTTGCGGCTCGATCTTCTTGTATAATTTAACCTGCGAGATGACACTAACAATTGCGTGATCCGTATCTTCAATTGCCTTTTCAAGCTGACTATTATACAACGTGACACCAAAATCATTTAAATTGTCTTCGTTGAAACTGTTTACGGTGTCTATGCAAAGTGTTTCAATACTCTGTGGGGTTAGCGTTGAAATATTGATATTATAATTTATTGAAGCAGTGATGGACCAGAATGTAAATGTTGCTGCAACAATCACTGGCGTCATCATGGTTTTTCCTTTAAGGAACTGTTCATAGGATTGCTGCAAACTAAGCGGAACACCATCGACACCTGAAATATCCACTGCGATATAAATTCTTCCATATTGCGGCGGTTTCAATGTTTCCCCGCCATAAGCCGATGCCGTATGAATTTCCGGGAACTGTTCGCTTAGCAATTCCACGTAGTCGGATGGTACGATGCCGCGTTCCTGCACCTGGAAATGTCGCGGACCATGGAAACGAATGGATTCAATGTCTTCTACATCCGAACCACCAAACGAACCCGAGTTGACCGTAATGGCTAGGTTTGAAACACCGGGAAGAGAAAAATTAGGCGTGAAATTAATTCCACCATTACCCAATGAACCCGATGTGACACGATAATCAATTACAATAATTGCTCCATCGGATGGCTGATAGCCGACTGCTCCGTCACCAAATTGAATTTCATAGCGGCCTCGATAATTCATGGCCAGGAAGTAAACCTTTGACGTTTCATTAAGTCCAAGTAATGTAGTTGCAAAGGTATAGGTCTGACCCACCGTTGAACCATTTTCATAAACAACAACCGTGATGGATGTACTGTCGGGATTTTTATTTTTTAATTCAAAGGAAAGACTCTGGTTGTTTGCGGCCATGACATAGGTGTCTTGGAAATATGATCCTTCCGCCACTGGTAGGTCCACCGAGAAGGTACCATTTGAAGATGCCGCAATAATATTGTCGGTAACCGAGAACATGTAGTTGTTGGCGTTTATGATAGAGGAAAACGTTGAACCTTTTTCAATCACAAATGTCGCATTGGATGAAGCAAAGGACATTGTCAGGTTTGCTTCGGCTGATCGAGCCGAACGAGGTGTATAATTAAGATCCTTTGCATGAGAAATTACTGACCCAAGCAATTGCGCCGAATCCAAATGACTTTCGGAATTCAACATATTCATATAAAATGCATTGTAGGTCGTATTCCAAGCCAGGATATCGGTCAAAACCGATAATGCCGAGCCTTTGAAATTATAATCCTTGAAAACATTTTGACCCTGCAAAAATGCAGTGATTGCTGTTTTAAGGGTTCCGAAATCAACGGAAGTAAGTGGTACAAAGTTATTATTTGACAATTATCTAACTCTTTTAAAAAATACGGTGACAGAAGAAACTGTGTTCACATTATTTAAGGAAAATATTATAGTGATTGCCACCTGATTGCGACCAACAGCACCAATTGTTTCACCCGAAGCCACTTGAACATCCAATAAAGTCGCGCGCGGCTCGTGGTTTTGAATAGTCTGACGAATTGTAGTTTCCAGTGTTCCCATCGTAATCGGATCATCAAGCTCGAAAATTAGGTTTTCAATGATCGATCCAACATTTACATTGTCGATAGGACGTTCGCCAATCATGGTCCGCATCAACAAGTAAATCGATTGCTTTACCGCATCCTCATTATTCACCGTTGCCAATAGCTTTGTGATCGGATTTAGATCAAGATTAGGCGTAAAGTCAGTATAGTAAGTGACTTGTATGTCGTTGGGTGAATATTTGTCTGCGCGGGCGAGGGCCATTTATTTAAACCTTTATATACTGATATCCGGACCCGGCGTGAAGAATGTAGGCGGCAGTGTGTTTCCCGGTCCTTCAACAAGTGTACCGGCGACGCCGTGAGTTCTGACTTTACCGGATTTTGAAATGATCAGTACGTCTCCACCAGATGCCTGAATACCGATTTTACCCTTTGCTTTAATGGTTATGTCCTTATCAGCCAATAATGAAATGCTGCCCGCTGTTTGAATGTTGAAATCACCCTTGGATTTAGCCGATGTTCCTTTATCTGATTTAAAAACAATTCCGCCACCAGCATGAAATGATCCGTCGCCTTTTGCGGCCATAGCCATATTGCCTTTAGCAGCCATGGCGAAATTGCCGCCAACCGAAGACATTGAATGGCGTCCCGTTGCGCTTGTTGAATCACCGGCTGTTTCAGAATGCGAATCACCCTTTGTGTTTGTTCGGGAATGACCGCCATTTAATGTATCGCGATTGTGCTGGACGGTTTCGGTCAGACCACCTTTATAATGCTTGATTACGTGATCGGTGGCACCTTCAACATGACGACCGCGTGCATCGGTTGAGGTCATGTGTCCGCTGGTGTGTTCAACTCGATGTTCTTCGTGTCCCGGTGTATTATCCGAATAGATACGGCTGTTTTCATCAACGTGGACTGCATTTTTCCATGGATATGTTGTGTTTGCCGTTGATCCAGGAAAACGCGTCTTTTCCGAATTATCGGATTCTGGACCACGGAAGTTCTGTGATGGAGAAAATATATTTGCTGGAATTGCTGCCATTTAGTTACCTTTAACTTGTTAATGCGTCCGTTGGCAATCCTGGATCGGGTGTTTCTGTGCCCAAACCGTCTTGACCGTCTTTTACCTCTTCTTGACCTTCGCCACCACCCAAGAAATTATTTAGCTGTTGATCGTCGCGTCCAGATGGATCTTGACCGCCGGGTTGATCCTGATTTTGTGTATCTTGTTTTTCTTGATCTGACTGTTCTTTATCTTGTTGACTGGAAAATCCGGGTTCTTTGTAACTCTTATTTGCACCTTTTTTCACAATATTTTGGTAAAAGTTAGGAGTCAGTGTTTTGGCTGCATTGGGAACTGCGGCTGATTCATTGTTTTGATCATCGGTTAAATGTTGAATCAGACTACCGGGTTCTTTCTTTAGACCGCCTTTTGATCCGGTTGAGTAATCGCCATCACCCGGATTACCAAATGTCATATACCCAATGGAATCTTTTTTTGACGCGTGTTTACTTTTCTTTCCCGAAGGTGAACCGTCTTTTCCCGGTGGACCGTGATCGCGAGAATAATCAAAAATATTCATTCCCTTGTGATCATAGGAAGAGAATTGAGAATCGTGGTATACGTCGCCTTTCTTGGCCTGTGAATACGACGACGAATCGCTGCTGATGTTTGGTCCTACCTGTTCTGATTTAACCGACTGGGGAAGATCAGAGTTTGGACTACCGCCCGGGTCAGCATGTTTATGGATCGTACCGTGGAATTCACCATATTGATTATCTGTTTCATAAGATGTTCCGTATACAGTTGCACCCGGCCTCATACCAATGAATTTACCGTTTTGTTGATGTCCCGGATCATCCGAACCCTTGCGCAGCGATTGCCACTGACAATCTTCGGGGGACAGTCCATCGTTTTCCCCGTGCCAACGCACCAGCACACGACCAGCCTGTTGCGGATCGTTGATATCCAATATTTCACCAACTTTATAGCGGCCGTAACCTACACCCAGATTATTGTCAGTCATTCGTTTTTCCGTCTGTTAGTTTAAAGAATCGATCAAGTGCTTCGTGTGCTTTTAAGTGGGCGTAGAACATATTAGGCATTTCTTTTGTGCTCAATAAATCGATGTGTTTAAGTGCGTGCATATAACACATATAATCCTGCCATGCGTCCCATGCTCCTCTGCATCTTGAGTTAGTCGAATTTGTCATTATGTTTTCTTTTATATTCATCTGAAAAATCCAACACTGGTACCCCATTTAAAAACTGTTCGGTTAAATCAAAATACATATCCAAGAACTGTTTTTTGTCTTTTTCTTTTTTCATCAATTCGGCGCACCGATACACAATTCGCAGCAATTCTAATTGACACTGTTCCTTTGTTTGAAACTTGTTCATTCAACACCCGCCTTCAAAATCTTGGTTGTTGTTGTTCCCTGCATCTTTTCACCGCGCAAATGAACCCGATGACGTAATTCGGTCATCAGACCAGAGCCCGAGATGTTGTCAAGAGCCACTGAATCTGTGTCACCCGCTGGTCGAAGAATATCCACGGCGCAGCCCAGCCCAACCGTTAGAAATGTATTTAATGCCACCATGATAGTTATCGATTGAGAATCAAGGATGCCAGCCATGGATTTTCGCTGCGGCATGAATTTTTCCGCGCCGGTAGGTGGTGCATTGGAATTTTGGGGAATAAAATGACGGAACATCGATGCCCCTCCACCACCTCCACCACCAAAACCCATTCCTTGTACAGCCTTGGTGAGATATTGAAGCGTATGGCGATCAAACGTCTGCATTGTTTGATTTTTGCTTTGGATAGTATTTGTTACATTGTAACGGGTATCTTCCTTATATTCGATAATCGTTAGCTGTTGTGTAACTTGATCCTGGATGAAGTTTGATCCAAGAGGTCTTTGGATATAGGTAAATTCGGGTGTTGCGGTGGAACGTAAATGCTCGATTGTATCCAGGATTAGGTTATATTGATTTTCAAACAAAACCCATGCCGATGAAGTATCTCCTTGGGTTCTACTCATAATTGCCTTGATGGCATGCATGATCTGTAAACCCGGGACGATGTAAGGGTGCTTATCAGTGCCCAACATGTTGGTTGCTTCCAGACCCACCTTAAACGGTTTGGCAACTCCCCACTGACCAACAAGTGTGGAGATGGCATTTGTGCCGGTTACATTCTTGAAGCTTTTGGTGATGATGGGCAGATTATTCATGTGCGGTGAGTAACCCGTGATGTCATACAACTGCACACGTTGATTATCTAGTTTGGATGAATCGGATAGTTGTGTAACTGCAAATGTGCCGCTGTATGGTTTCTGTCCTGGTTGATGAAATGATAGAGAAACAGTTTCACCACCGGTCAGACCCGTGTTGATGATATCCGATACGTCCATCAACTTAGCATTCAGAATTGTATATGGGTTCTTGATGTTCTCAAAAATAGAAAATTCAATGAGACGGCGGGATACGTCTACACCACCACCGGCTCCCGATAATATCCATTCATCAATTTCAACGTCGCCCGGACTAAATGAAGATACCATAATTTAATTTTGATTTATATCTTTGCCTAACTCTCTTGTAGCTTGCGCTGCATATTTAGAGTCGATTAGACGAATGTGTTTCTTTTTTTCGTTGAGTCCAACTTCATAATCGTAGTAGTAGACGGGAGTCCAATATACTTGTTCGTCGGCTGGTATGTTAACGACGGAAACGGTAACAGATGATATATTGGCGTTTGTATTAGAAGAAACGCCAAGAACATAATCTCCTGCGGTAGTATTGCCAAAAACATGCTGGACAGTGAGCACAGAGCTATTGGAAAAGACGACTTGCGAATTCCCAATCCAAAAATTGTTTGCATAAACCTTCAACCTTTCATCAAACTGGAATCCCGGCCCAGTAGTGTTTGAAATAGCATAATTTACTACCATGTTAGTGGTGACAGTCCAATCGATTGGGGCACGCTGATAGTATAGAACTTGGAAGCCCTGATTTAAAAAGGGCTGATAGTATTTACGAATATTATCCGGTAAAGCCAAATATGCTTCTGGGGTTAAACGAAGATCGTCATCAACCCATTGATTTTGATAATATTTTACACGAAGTTGCGATTCGGTAATCGAGCCGTATTTTTGATAGAGAAGTTGTTGAAACGAATTGTCGTCAATGGTCCAATCATAGAAAGGATCAATTATTTGGTTCGCGAGGAAAACCAACCAAAACTTATTTCCATCCTGATAGTAACGGCCCGCGATTTGATCCGGCCGTTGATCTTGATTGACGGTATACGGATAGTAAGCGAAGGGTGAAATTGTATCGAGAACGACGGCGCGCCGCGTAATATCCACCGCCGCACTGTTTGCGTAATTGATAATCGGAAAGTCTCTAAAATATGCATCACCCATATTTAAATGATCCCCGGCGGGCCCCCAACAATGTTACTGAGAATTTGTGTAACTTTAGCTGCTGCACCTGAAACTATATTTAATGCATCGCTAATGCCCGCAGGCGTATCGCCGCGGTCGGGCAAAGTGTTCTTGCCGTTGCTTTGTACAGCGTTCTTGTACGAACCCTTAAGCCAGTATTCGACTTCCTGAAGCCAGAGCGTCATCTGAAAACCTTCAATGGCCTGCGTCTTCGAATAAAACGCGGGTGCACCATTGGTGTGTAATTAAATGAAAAGTTTCTAATGAAGCATGGTTTGAAATAATACAAAAATGATCCGGGATCATTTCCCTGTCCTAGATATCCAAACTTTGGATAGATCAGACGCGGATAAGAGAAGAATGCCGAACCCGTGTCACCTGTTAG